TTTTCATTCCGTTAAATGTGTCCACTTCTTTTCCTTTTGCGTACTCAACTGGTTTGTCATGCTTGTCTACTTTAGAAGACTCACCTGCCATTATGTTAAGGTAGTGTAAAGGGTCTTTAATCAGATTAGCTAATGCTTTATCTTTAGCCTTAGCTTGATCCTCCAGTGATACAGAGTCTTGGGACATTCTGCCCATTTCTTCTATTTCAATATCAGCACCTCGCCGTATAGCCTCATCTGATAAGTTATGATGCTTCAAAGCTTTTTCATCTGCTTTTTCAGAGATCATACCCTTACTTTTAAGAATTGATACAGTATCTTCAAATCCATTGAATTGAGATATTAAATTTGGCATAGCCATGCGAGCATCTCTTACGAATTGCGTTTTGTTAAACGTTTCGTTTAGTACTCCTCTATATTTTTCAGTTAACGTTTTCATCTAAGTAATCAAACATTTTAGTGTTATACGGTCGTTTTAAATTCTTCACTTGTTTAAAACCTAATTTTTCTGCTTGCTTGGTTGCTTTGTTCTTCTTATTACCCTTGCTAAAAGCATTAGGTGTTTGGAAAGCCCCAACTGCGCCAGTTGAATTAAGTTCCTCAATAACTTCTCTTACTGCTTTAATTAATATACTTTTTTTCATAGTTTACGCATTTCGTTAACTAAGTCATAGTACTGCATTAAATTAATAAGGTGGTTGTCATTTATCTTTTCAGTTTTCTTAAGAGTTTTAACACCCTTTAGTACTTCCTGTAATTTTATTTTTACTACTTCGTCTTTCACTTTAGATGCTAGCAACTGTACTTCCTTTCTAATCTTTCCGACTTCTTCGTTTACTAAGTTTCGTAGTCTAGTTGTAGAATCTACTGAAGTAATAAATTCCTTAAGTATATTTTTTTGCTCTGGTAAAAGTGTTGTATAGCTAGAGTTAAATTTCTCTAGTAAGATCTTATAAGTAAGTAAACGTAAATCTTTATCGTATTTAGCGTACTCTTCTATTAAGGTATCTTTTACTGATTCTTTATCTACTTTTGAAGATGTTAAATGTTCTAATACAGTTAATTTATTATTAACAAGAAAATTAGGATCTACTAAAGTATCATTATTTTGAGCTTCTAATAAACAGTACAGCGCAGCTAGTGGAGTATAGTCCCTAACCTGAATTGCAAAGAAATCTTCTATATTGTACTGTTTCTTAATTTCTGATATAAGTCTATACTTCTGCTCTTTTAATGTCTGTTGACTTAATTTCCTAGAAATTTCAGTTATAGTTGAAATAACAGTTTCCGCTCTTGCTTCGCTTAAGCTATTGTTTTTAAGGATATACTCATAGAGTTTAAGCTCTTTTGCTAAAGCAGTGTGACCGCTAAAGTACTTCTTTAATATACTTACCGCAGCAGATTCATTCTGTGAGAGTGTATCGGCAGCAATCTGTTTAACTAGCAGTTCGTAGATTAAACCAGTATTTTTAAATTTCGAATGTTTTATCTTCATAATATACGGTTACTATATATAAATATGGGTTAGTCTTCTAAATCTTTAAGTTGTGACTCATCTAATAGTTTAGATTCACGTTCTTTTTTATTCTCAAAGACCATTTCCTTCTTCTCATTAAAGGAATCCTTAATTTGATGATATATAGTTTGTGCTTTTGTTGTGTTAGTTTCTTCTATATTTTCAGATACATTTTCATTGTCAGAGTCAAATCCTCCATGCATGCCGTGTACTCCTAAAGGATCTCTTCCTCCTGGTGCTGCATTGGTTCCATAAACTGACATTTTCTCTTTAGGTCTTCCTCCTTTAGCTGCTTTTTCATCATATCCTGGAGGTACATTACCTGAGCCTTTCTCTGTAGCAGTAGCTCTTCTACCGTACATAGATGCTAAATCATGAGGGGTACCGTAAGATCTACCGGATGATGCAGGATCGTTTCCTTCTGCTTCTACTTGTGCAATTCTAAAGGTCCTCTTAGCATCTTCTCTAACTAAGTCTCTCATCTCATTATACTTATCTTCTGATAAATTAAAGATATGGTCGTAAATATAGTCAGTAGAGAACATTTTAGATTCTTTCATCTGACTAGCTAGGTCAATTTTTTCTTTAAGTAGTGCAACTTTTTCTTGTTCGTATATTACTGAAGGATTGGTTAACTTAATTTCAAAATTAGTTAAGCTTTCTCCTGTAAATCCTTGAGTGTATAAATGTACTAAGGCTATTTTTGTTAATTCAGATTCTACTATCTTCTGTATTCTCTCTACTGTTCTTGCGAATCTAATGTCTTCTGCTGCTAAAGTAGCTTTACCGCTTAGGTCCCCTTCATAGCCGAAGTATGCCTTAGGTATCTTTAATGCCGCAAATAACTTAGCTTGAAGGTACTGTATGTCGTTAGTACCGTCATATTCCAACCCTTTGGTTGTTTCTATTCTTGTTGATGCATCTCCACCCCTAACTGGTACGTAGAAGTCTTCCATCATATTCTGCATATTAAACTTCAGATTGTATTGCCCTGTCTTAGAGTCTACAAATGGAGTTTTCTTCATAGTATTAATAGTCTTCTGCATAAACTGATCAACCTCTGCTGGAGGTATAGAACCAACGTTTACGAAGAATGTTCTCTTTTCTGGTGCTCTCATTATACGGTGTATAAGCATCGCATCTTCCATAAGAGTTAATTGTTTAAATATCTTTCTAGCTGGTTCGATGAATGATCTACCGTATGGTAAATAAGCATGATCTGATATTAATCTAAAGTGTGCTACCTCGTAGTTGTCTAAAGCAATAATTTTGCTATTTTGTGAAGGAATATAGTTAGGATCTTGAGTAGATGCTAAACCATCAGGGTTGATAGTGAACTGTACTTCTGAAGGCTTTTCAGGATCTACTCCTTCATGACGTGCCATATTATAGACTGTGTAAGGAAGTACGTTATATACTCCAAACTTTTCTGCTATTTCTAATTTTAAGAAGTAATCTCCATGCTTAACATTCCTCTAACCCATGACCATAAGTTAAACTCAATGTTTAAAACATCGTAAAATAGATTATACAGTACTCTCTGTAAGTTTTCATCTGAGGATTTAATAGCTAAAACTTCTCCCATATCATTCTTTAGGGTAGCTTCATCTGCTAATATATCTAGTGCAGAAGCTATTATAGGATCGGTGTCCATTGCTTCATAATCAGAATATAACTGTACTCTTAGTGTTTGGTAATTTAATACGGGATTAAATATATTCTTATTATTATGAATATGTAATCTTGAAAATCTATCAATCAGAGAGTTGGTTTCAAAGTTACCTGTTGTCTGTATCTGATTTATATCAGCTACCTTAAGCTCTCTTCCTCCGATGTTTCTAATAATTACATCAGAAGAGAAAAGTCTCTGTAGTCTTGGAAATAGTGATTTATCTGCCATTCAATGAATATTTTAATTCAGTATATATTATAAATAGCACCTTTATAATAACCAAGATATATCTTCTTGTTCACCAGTGCCGTTATCCATAAGATACGGATTATTTTGTTGTTCTCCAACTGTTTTCATGATTCCTTTGTTCTGAGCATTTAAGTTATGAAAAGATGATAACTGTGCTCTAGCTAAGTCTAATCCTTGTTGTCTCATCCTTAATGCAGTATCTCTTACATATAGTGCAGTTGCACAAGAGATAAGCAAATCATCATTGTAGTTTGTTTGGGCTTGAGGTTTACCGTTCTTCCATACAAAGACTCTCATTTCACCTATTAGCCTTTTTGACTGTATAGTAACTCCTTTTTCACGTATATACTCAATCATCTTAGCGATAACGAGAGGTCTAGTTCTAACGGACATTGTAAAACCGGGTACAAGTTTATCTCTTTCAAATTTACTCATATAAGATTCTACTGTTTCTGTACTTGATGTAGAGCTGTAGTATAAATTCTTATATTCCCGTGTTATTATCTGTTCTATAGTAGCCCAGCCTATATTTGCGTTTTCACATACTAAAAGTGCATCATTGTATTCTGATGCTATGCCTACAAGTACATTTCCGAATTCTTTAGGAGATATCTTACCTTTATATTCCCCAACCTGAACTGCATTTTCTATATCAAATACATGAAATGCAGAATAATCCGCC